CTAGTAACAGGTGGAGCAACCGGTATTGGTCTTACATTGGCTCAAACTTATGCTAAATTGGGTGCGGATGTCACTATTTGCAGTAGAAATGAGAAACGTCTGAAAGAGGCGTCCTCTGGACACGAAGATATTAATTATAAAGTGGTCGATGTACGCGACCTGAACGCGGTGAAAAATATGGCTGAAGAGTTTGCTGAAAAAAAGGCACTACCATCCATTGTTATTAATAACGCAGCTGGTAATTTTATTTGTCCTACCGAAAAATTATCTAAGAATGCGTGGAACTCGGTAATGGACATCGTCCTCAAAGGGACATTTGGGGTCACTCACGAAATCGGGAAGCAACTCATTTCACAGAATAAACCAGGTGTCTTTTTGAATATTAGCACCACCTACGCCCAGACCGGGTCATCATTTGTCGTACCATCATCAGTCGCCAAAGCAGGATGCGATAATTTAACACGTTCGTTAGCGTCAGAGTGGAGCAAATACGGAATGCGTTTTTGTAGTATAGCATTGGGACCGATTTACACTGAGGGTGCCTTCACGAGATTGGACCCGGATAATATTTTTCAGAAACAGGCAATTAAAAATCTCTGTATCAAACGTATGGGTGAAAAGGAGGAAGTTGCGCATTTGGCTACGTATTTGACAAGTGATTATGCCTCGTGGATTACAGGAGCTATTATTAACCTTGACGGCGGGGAGACAGTCTGGAAAAGTGGTGAATTTAACCAAGTACAATTAAAATAATATATTTATAAATTAATAGGTTTAATTAATTTAATAAGTTTAATAAATTAATTAATTTTGATAACAGTAAATATAATATTTATTAATGATTACTACTGTATATGTTAGATTTGTATATGATTCACCCTATATAGATTCATTTATAAATCATTATAAACGTCTAGGGTTTACTAATATTATAATTTTATTTTATGAGACATTTTTAAATGACTCATCATATAGTAGTTTATTAGATAAAAATAGTATAGATTATGATGTAAGTAGACATCTAAAAAGTATATTGAACAAAAAAGGATTTATGAAAGAAGAATTAATAAATGATAACTCTATAGTATTACATCCTGTTAATAATTACAAAGATAAATTAATAGATAACTTTAAGAATATAATTCCTCATGAAACTGATTGGTTATTATGTGTTGATTCAGATGAATATTTACTTATCAACAATAATTTTGCTACAATTGATGATCTTATTAATAAAGCTGTAAATACTATGTCAAAAATAGAGTGTATAGAATTCAAATGGATATTTATACTAAATTCGATACATTGTAAAAATGATACTCTAATGAATTTAATTGAAAGTCATAATTGTTATGAGAATAAAAAAATTACAACCGATTTAGTTCTGAATATTAAAACATTACATAAATTCAATCCTGGTTTGAGACTTACATGTCACTGTGCTAAAGGTAATCGTTTCACTAAAAATAAATATACTGTTTCCAATTATTTTAAAGGGAACACATCTATTGATAAAAATATATCAGTAAATGAAACATCATTAGGTGTATTAATTCATATTCGTATTCGTTCTTTTTATAATTTACTATTCAAAAATATAAACATATTAAAAGAAAGTTGTACTTCAAAAAATAAAGCTCTTAAAGAAGGAAATCTAATTAATTTATTAACAAAGAAAAAAGAAAATACTCTAGATGGTGAATCTATTTTTAAAAAATTGTATGATACACATATATTGGAATATGAATCTAATAAACATGTAAATAATATTTCTTCAAAAAAGGAAATGATTCAATCTTATTTTAATAATTGTCTAGCAAATCAAAATGAATGTTTAATAAATGAAAAAAAAGAAGAAGATTTTTACAAAGAATGGTTCAAAAATAAATTAAAAGATTCTAAATTAGGAGATTCTAAAATTGTTAATTTTGATTATAATATAGAATATTGTAATAATATTTTGAAAACATTACACAAATTAGAAAAAATGAAAAATAAAAATTTAAATATTTTCGTTGAAAAAGTAAATAAAAATACTGAAACTAGTGAAACTATCATGAAACCAAAATAAACTATAGTGAAAACTATTTAAGATATAAAACATATGAAATATATAGACCACATAAAAAGTATGATACATGGGAGATATGATGATATGTTAAATTCAGTGGTTCAAATGAATATTTTTTCGAATTTGAATACTGGATATCAACTTATAGATATGTTGATTTCTAGTTTATTTATGATGTATATGTCTACCATTTTTATGTATTTTAGAAATTTTATTTATAAACTGAAAGAGTATTTTCATTTTTTTACATATAATAAAGTTTCTATGGAGGGGTATCGCAACATTTATTTTGGTGGATATCACGCTCGAACCACTAATTTTTTCAGTATTCGGTTTCGGGCGTTATGGTATCATATTCAATCTATTCAGTGCAAATCCAAGACCATCCATTCAATCAAAGAGTATCCAGCAGGAGAACGTGATACCAATAGTTATGATTATGATGATAATGAAGAAGACTATTTCCCAAAAGACAAGAATGATTCTCAAGAATGTAAATTTGATAAGGATATATTTATCGTAAATCAAACAAAATCATTTGAACTAAAACAAGGATTATGGTGCAAGGTTTATTGTTATAAGAACGATAGTGATAAAAAAGATGCTAGAAATGAAGAGAGTGCTACTCTAGAAACTATTAAAATAGATATTTATTCTAGTTCCTATTCAGTTTCTGAAATAAAAAGATACTTGGATACCATTAGTGAAAAGTTTATGGACGAACAATTCTTATCGCGGAAAAATCATCTGTATATTTATTCGCTATCCGGTTTCAAAAACAGGGGCAATAATAGGATGTTGAGTAATATTGTTGTTCCTACTTGGGAAGAGTGTCGTTTTACGTCATCACGAACATTCGATACACTATTTTTCGACCAAAAAGAAGAATTATTACGAAAAATAGACTTTTTCACGAACAACAAAGAGTGGTATGATAAAGAGGGACATCCATGGACGCTAGGAATTGCCCTCCATGGTCCACCAGGAACCGGTAAAACTTCGGTTATTAAATCTATTGCCAACTATCTCAGGCGGAATATGGTCGTGATTCCGCTGAGTAAAATTAAAACGCAATCACAATTTCACAAGTGTTTTTTTGATACAGAGTATACCCACAAAAATGGAAAGTATGGTATTCCATTTAGTAAAAAAATTATTGTATTTGAAGATATTGATTGTATGAATTCTATTATTTTGGAGCGTGATAATAATGAAAAAAAGGATTCACTAGAACCGAATACTTCATCAAAAACGAATACGCTTTCCAAAAATGAATTACTGAAAACTATCGAAAAGGGTATGAATGCTAATGCCAGTAAAAATGATTTTATATCCTTTGTTGATAAAAAGGAAGATAACGATGATATTACACTCTCATTTATGCTAAATGTGATTGATGGAATTCGGGAAACTCCTGGCAGAATACTTATAATGACGAGTAATTATTATAATAAATTAGATAAGGCGTTGACACGACCCGGTAGAATTGATATCTCGCTTAAATTGGAGAATGCCTCGGTGAAAACAATTAAGGCTATAGTGAAGCATTACTATGGCGAAGAGATTCCGGAATGGGTGGAATCAAAATTGAGAGATGGGGTTATTTCACCAGCAGCACTCATTAATTTGCGATTTAAGACAACAACTATTGAAGAGTATTACGAGATGTTGATTCGTGATTATTTTGGATAATATCCTTTTTTTGCTGGTGCAGCGCTGCCAATGCGTCGTGCTTTTACTAGAGCATGATTGACAATGTTTTTGTCTTCACCCGAAAATCCCAATTTACCACCCTGAGCATTGACACTGCTTTTGCCTATGGCATTTATACGCATCATCATAGTGCGACAAGATGCATCTTGAATATAAACAGGATTATTGGCAACCCGTGTGGTTTTTGGGAGAGTGTTTGCTGTGCGTGAGTAAGCATTGCGGTTGAGTGAAAACATGGTGTCGCCTGAAGATGGATAAAAGTGTCCAGGCATGGCGCCTTTTCCGTCTAAAATACCGTTGTCTCCATAGCAACCATTTTTCATTGGAAACACATTCGAGGTTTGTATCAGCATTTGTGAACGAAACATGAGTATTCTTATATATGTATACTCATATTTAATTTATACCATTGAAAGATTTAAAATACTTAAAATACTTATAATACTTATAATACTTATAATACTTATAATACTTATAATACTTATAATACTTAATAACTATGGGCACGACGGAAAGGAACCTGTGCACCGTTATTAGCACCACCTGAAGAATAATTACCTTGATTTGTTCCTAAACCAGCATAGCCATAGTTTACTGCCTGAAGTCGCTTAAAGCGAGTAAAATCGGATGAATCGTAAACATACTCTACATTACATGTCGAGGGAGGTACCCCCGAACTATCACATTTGCTAGTTGATTGTCCACCGTCGCGATTGGTGCTAAAGTGAAGTTTGGTGCGGTTGGTGCCATTCAGCATATTGGGACCTCCACAACTATAATTGACACGCGATAAAACATCCCCGGCGTTGTTGACCACCCTAAATGCCCCCATGCGGGGTTTGATACCATTGGCATAATTGGAGGTATTCCACGCTTGACGAAGTCTAAACCGGTCGCGACTGTGGACGCTAAAGTCGATTGCAGGATAAGGTCGCTCAACGGACGCACCCCGGACATTAGGATAAGTTCCGGGATGCACGTTGGACGAAAAAAACATAGAACGACATGAAGAATTTCCACAAGACATCTTTATTCTATATATTAATAAGATTATTTTTATTTTTTGTGTTTTGTTTTTTGCCTTTTACTCACTCAGCTGTAATAATTCTGGGCATAATATTCATTGTTGTTAATTCCTGGAATAGCAACTTACACGCATATGGAATACGAACCTCCGAGAATTTAGTCGTATTTTCACACATGTTACAATGATAAATATTGTGTTTCTTATTAAAAGCTACAAATGAACCACATTCTTTGCAGATATGTGCCTTAAATGCATCCGATACATCATAAACTCTTTCTTTGGTAAATCGTGATGCTCCATGCGAAATCATACAATCACGCTCCATCTCACCAAACCGCAATCCACCATCACGTGATCTTCCTTCTGCAGGTTGCCGAGTTAGATTCACCATTGGTCCTATCGAACGACTGTGTTGCTTGTCTGCCACCATATGCTTCAATCTCTGATAGAAACACGGACCGATGAAAATGGA